GGTTGTCTTAAGATGACGGACTGGACGGAAACCGAGCTCTCGGCGCTGCGTCGGGCCTATGCCAGCGGCACGACCCGGGTCAGCTATGACGGCAAGTCGGTCGACTACGGCTCGGCCGAGGATCTGCTGGCCCGCATCCGGACCATCGAACGCGCCATCGCGGGGACCACGCGGCCGTTGCCGGTGGCCGGGCTCGCGGGCTTCTCGCGAGGGGACCGCTGATGTCCGCGAACTGGATGGACCATGCCATCGCTTCGGTCGCTCCGCGCATGGCGGCACGACGCGTCTTGGCACGGCAGGCCTTCGAGACCCTGACGCGCGGCTATGACGGCGCGGCAAAAGGGCGGCGCACCGAAGGCTGGCGCGCGCCGGGATCCTCGGCCGACACCGAGATCGGCGTGGCCGGGGCGCTCTTGCGCGACCGGATGCGCGATCTGGTGCGCAACAACCCGCACGCGGCCAAGGCCGTCGCGGTGCTGGTCAACAACATCATCGGCTCAGGGCTAATGCCGCGCGCCGCCAGCGGCGACGACAGGCTGGACCGCAAGGTCGATGCGCTGTTCGAGCGCTGGACGGCGGAGTGCGATGCCGACGGCCAACTCGACTTCTACGGGCTGCAGACGCTGATCTGCCGCGAGATGGTCGAGGCGGGCGAGGTCCTGGTCCGCCGCCGCCTGCGCCGCGCGTCCGACGGCCTGCCGGTGCCGCTGCAATTGCAGGTGCTGGAGGCCGACTTCCTCGACGCCACGAAATCCGGCACCCTCGGCGCGGGGCGGCTGGTTCAGGGGATCGAGTTCGACCCGGTCGGCAAGCGCCGGGCCTACTGGCTCCATGCGGAGCACCCGGGCGATGCCTATGGCGCCTTGCAGAACGGTCTGCAGAGCCGCCCGGTCCCTGCGAGCGAGATCGCCCATGTCTACGAGAAGCAGCGAACGCAGGCGCGCGGCGTTCCCTGGGGCGCGCCGGTCATCCGGTCTCTGCGTGACCTTGATGACTACGAGGTTGCGGAACTGGTCCGCAAGAAGACCGAGGCCTGCGTCACCGCCATCGTCTTCGGCGACGACGAGGCGCAACAGGGCATCGCGCCGTCCGTGGTCGACGCCGACGGAAACCGGGTCGAGCAGTTCGAGCCGGGGCTGATCGCCTATGCCCGTGGCGGCAAGGACATCCGCTTCAACCAGCCCTCGGCCACCGGCGGCTATGGCGAATACAAGCGGGCGAGCCTGCACACGATCTCGGCCGGGTTCCGGGTGCCCTACGAGCTGATGACCGGCGATCTCAGCCAGGTGAACTATTCCTCGATCCGCGCGGGGCTCGTGGAGTTCCGCCGCCAGATCGACGCTGTGCAGTGGCAACTGTTCATCCCGATGTTCTGCGCGCCGGTCTGGCGCTGGTTCACGGAGGCGGCGTGGGCGGCGGGTCAGATCCCGTCGCCGATCGTGCCGGTCGAATGGTCGCCGCCGAAGTTCGAGGCGGTCGATCCTCAGAAGGACGCGATGGCCAACCTGCTGTCGATCCGCTCCGGCACCATGACGCTGGCCGAGGTGATCGCCCGGCAGGGCCGCAACGCCCCAAAATGAACAAAGTTCTCGTGCAGATACCGAACGACCGTAGCCTGAGTAGAGCACGCACGAATGTTGAGAGCGATAGAAGAAAACTGGGAACCGCGTAGCTGGGCCGAAGCAATCGAGGGCATAGAGTCCCCCGGCTTTCTCCCCGATGAAGCGAGCCCGGAGGCTCATGAAGCTGAACGGCGCTCCGAACATACCCAACTTCGGCGTAGGTTTCTCGAGTTGGCGCGAAACTTAGCCGAAGATGAAGGCATAACCAACCCCTACGCACCCAGAGGCCAAGACCTTATAGGGAAAGCGTTAGACGTAGCCAGACGAATCCTCTTTGCATTTCCGAGTCTTGGTTCCGATAACGACACAAAGGCAAGCATGAACGCGGCTGAGATTCGATTGAAACTGCGACTCACCTATCCAGCCGAGAGCGGTTTCGAAATGATCGAGATGATCCGAAATGGTCACAAATTCAACTTGGATCTTGGGCAGTTTGAGGCCGGAGTAAAAGCGTATTTGGAAAGCGAGTTTCGTGACCCAGCGATAGACAGAACCATTCTGACGGTTCTTATAGACGCAAAGACCACTGGTTTCGTGCAGGCAGCAACCGAAAGACCGAAGATCGCTGGGAAGCACGTTTTATTCAACTACAGTCTCGAAAAAATGGCCAATCGGACATACCTTGGGCTTTGGCTGGAAGGTCGGTTCGTTGATGCGGCAATAGCTGCCGTGTTTGCTATTCCCGCTGCTTTCATCGCGCATCTAATGGGTCTTTCGGCGGGTGTGGTTTTTTTTCTAGCATTTGGTTACGTTCTCATTCGGGGAATTTGGCTTCTCTTGCTCTTGCCACGATTTTTGAAGGAAAAGGCCACGCTGCAGGAAAACGTTCTTGGCGGTATTCGGAGGATGCGCGCACTATATTCAGAATACCACTCAACCGATGACAGTTTCTTTTCATCGCCGCACCCAATCTCGGTGCCGCGTTTGCGTTCAGACGTTGAGCGCTTGGCCGAACAACCCGGCTGTATATGGCCGCAATCGATGTGGGCCATGCTGGATGACATTGAAGGACGAGGAGTTCGGAGGCTATAGGGATCCGCACGCGGGGCCTCTCGCGCGACGAGGTGGCGACGCGCGCCCTGCATTCGACCTCGGACTTCCCCGAGATCCTCTCGGCCGTCACCAACAAGACCCTGCGGCAGGCCTACGAGGCCTATCCCCGCACCTTCATGCGCCTCGGACCGCCAGGTGCTCGCCACCGACTTCAAGGCCATGCATCGCGTCCAGCTCGGCGAGGCCCCTCAGCTGCTCGAAGTCGGCGAGAGTGGCGAGTTCAAGCGCGGGACGCTCGGCGAGAGCAAGGAGAGCTACAAGGTCAAGACGTATGGCCGGGTGGTCGCGATCNCCCGCCAGACGCTGATCAACGACGATCTCGACGCCTTCACCCGGATCCCGGCGATGTACGGCAACTCCATCGCCCAGCTGGAATCCGACGTGGTGTGGGGCATCATCACCGCCAACCCGGCGATGGCGGACGGCAACGCGCTGTTCCACACCACGCACAAGAACCTTGCGGGCACCGGGACGGCGCTGGCGGTGGATGCCGTGGGCGCGGCCCGCGCCGCGATGGCCAAGCAGACCGGCCTCGACAAGAAGACGGTGCTGAACGTCCGCCCCGCCTTCCTGATCGTGCCGGCCTCGCTGGAACTGAAGGCCGAGCAGCTGGTCGCCCAGAACCTCGTGCCCGCCGCGACCTCCAGCGTGGTGCCGCAGTCGATCCGCACGCTCGCGCCGATCAGCGAGCCGCGCCTCGACGCCGCCAGCGAGACCGCCTGGTATCTGGCGGCCAGCCCGAACCAGATCGACACCATCGAGTACGCCTATCTCGAGGGTCAGCAGGGCGCCTACATCGAGACCCGCAACGGCTTCGATGTCGACGGCGTCGAGATCAAGTGCCGCCTCGACTTCGGCGCCAAGGCCATCGACTGGCGCGGCCTCTACAAGAACCCGGGCGCGTAACCCGCACCCCATCCTGAACCCTGACACACGGGCGGTCCTGACGGGCCGCCCGTCGTCTTTCCACGAGGATCCTCCCCATGAAGAACTACGTCCAGCCCGGCAACACCATCACCCTGACCGCGCCCTATGCCGTCGCCTCCGGCGATGGCCTGCTCGTCGGCTCCATCTTCGGCATCGCCGCTGGGGACGCCGCCCTCGGCGATCCCGTCGAGACCGCGCTCGTCGGCGTCTTCGACATCACCAAGGTCGGCTCGCAGGCCTGGACCGTCGGCGCCAAGGTCTATTGGGACGACACCAACAAGCGCTGCACGACGGTCGCCACCGACAACACGTCTGTAGGCGTGGCCGTCGAGGCGGTGGCGAGCGGTGCGGGCGACACCATCGGCCGGGTGCGCCTGAACGCGACGTTCTGATGAGCGCCTTCGCCGCCGCCGTGGGCGCGCTCTTCGCCGATCCGAATATCGGCCGGGACGCGGTCTACATCGCCGACGGCGGTGCGCCCGTTCTGGTGCGTGCCGTCGCCCGGCGCGCTGACGCCGTATCGGACTTCGGCGATGCGCGCCTCTGGTCCGAGACCACGCGGATCGACCTGCGCGTGGCCGAGGTGGCGAACCCGCGCCCCGGCGACCGCTTGGAAATCGACGGGGATGCCTTCCTCATTCAGGGCGAGCCCGTCCGCGACCGCGAGCGGCTGGTCTGGACCGTGGACTTGCGCCCAGCATGAAACTGAAGCTCGACATCGATCCCGACATCGTCGCGATGATGGCGGCGGAGGTGGCGGCCGGGGAGCGCGCCGTGACCGCAGCCATGCGCGAGGCCGGGACCGGGCTGAAGACCGCCTGGCGGCTGCAGATCACCGGCGCGGGTCTCGGCCCACGGCTCGCCAATTCGATCCGGAGCCAGAACTTCCCGAGGTCGGGCGAGAGCCTGGACGCCGCCGCGCTGGTCTGGTCGAAGGCTCCGGTCATCGTCGGCGCGCACGACACGGGGCCGCTGATCCGCTCCAAAGACGGGTTCTGGCTGGCGATCCCGCTGCCCGCCGCGGGCAAATCCTTGCGTGGCGGCAGGATCACGCCCGGTGAATGGGAGCGGCGACGCGGTCTTCGGCTGCGGTTCGTCTATCGCCGCACCGGCCCGAGTCTGCTGGTGGCGGAGGGACGGCTGAACACGAAGGGTCAGGCGGTGGTGTCGCGCTCGAAGACCGGGCGCGGCAAGGTCACCGCGCCGATCTTCCTGCTGGTGCCGCAGGTGAAGCTCCCAAAGCGGCTGGACCTCGCGCGGGATGCAGACCGGGCGTTGGACAGCGTGCCGGGGCTGATCGTGGCGAATTGGGTGGATGGAAAACTGTAATCGCGCGATTACGCTGTTTCAGCCAGAAGCGCCGACTGTGCTCCGGCTCAGCGGCGACCGAGCTTGCCGAATTCGCTGTCCAGCAGGGAGCGGATCTTCTTTGCCGCGCCGCGCAGGGCAGCGTCCACGTTGGCGTCATTGTGGGTGACGGTCTGCGGCTGCATCCCTTCGGGCCGCGCCTCGATGGTGCAGCGAATGTCATCGGTGCCACCCTTGGCGGCGTTCACATCCACCAGATGCACCTCGATCCGCGACAGACGGCCTGTCAGATGCCCCAGCGCTGAAGTAACAGTGGCTTCGGCCACTTCGGCCAGGCGCTCATCGCCTTGAATGTTGGCGTCGGTATTCAGTTGGAACTGCATGTCGGTTCTCCTGTCTGTGATCACCTAAGATGAGAAGCCATGAAGATGACTGATCCAGCGCAGGTTCACCTGCACGATCAGTGAAATGCTTGCGTACTGATAACGCGAGCGGGGATTCAAAGCCACCGACAATGCCAACCCCTCGCGAAACCATCCTCACCGCGCTGCATGCGCGGCTCTCGGCGCTGCCCGCCACTGCGCTCCGCGGCGAGGTGCTGCCCGAGCGCGTTCCGGCCGAGGGGCTGCTGATCCTGCGCGATGGGGTTCCGGGGGAGCCGGAGGTGACGCTGTCGCCGCTGCGCCATCACTACCAGCACCGCGCCGAGATCGAGGCGGTCGTGCAGGGCGCGGCGCGTGACGCTGCCTTCGACACGTTGACCGCCAGCATCGGTGCCGCGCTTGCCACCGACCGCACGCTGGGCGGGCTCTGCGACTGGGTCGAGGCGGAAGCGCCGCGGCCGGT